GCTTTCTTATTTTCGAGAGCGTAAAAGTTGACCGGAGCACCTGAGCCAAAGCCGGTTTGGGTGAAGTACATTTCCTCGTCGCTTACGAGGTCGAACCCCGCCAGCTTTTCGACGCCGAGATCCCAAATCTCCAGCACGGTGAAATCAACCGGGTCGATTTTGTAAAGTATCGAGTTTGGGGCGCCGAATAAACTTGTGATTCCATGAGAATACAGGCCATACAGGAAATTGTCGCTCATCCTGAGCACCTGAATTTTCGGCGCCGCCACGTATGGCGCCGGGAAGACGATGTCGGTCGCCATCGATGGAAAGTCGATAAACGCGCCGTCAGGAAAACCACCCATGCCAGGCACCCACATAATGAGCCGCCCTAGCTTGTAAACCCAGGTTCCGCCATTCCCACCGATCACGCCCGGCAGTACGCCGATGAAGATCTCGCGCCATTCGTTATACAGGAAAAAATGAAAACCGAATCCGCTGTGCCAAATACCGGCCGGAACGTCGCTTTTCCCAGCCCCAAACGGATAAATAATATGGCCTTCGACCGGGTCGCTCAATTTTTCATATTTCAGTTCTGGAAACGTACCAACAGGCGTGTGCCTGACCCAATAATACGCCTCGGGATTGCTGTAGGTGGCCGACGCCATCGCTAAATGTTCCGAGTCTGCCACAAGACTGAGGACCTCGTGATTGTCATCGACATGATTCCAATCGCCGACCCATACCCAGGCGCTGCCAATGAAGGGCGGTTGGTTAGGTCCAAACGTCCGCATATGCTCGCTGCCGTCGTCGTAGACTTCGGCGACGGCCTGGGGAATTTGGTTGGCGTAGTCGGCGAGCTCGAGCGCGAGCGCGGCCATAGTCACGACGCCACGGTAAGCTGGAGTTCTGCCGACGCCGTGCAGCAGCTCAAAGGTAGCATCGGGGAGCTGGTCCTCCGCGCCCATCATGAATTTGAGCCGGCCGCCCTTGATCGCCGCCGCCGATGCAATGATCTCCGCGAGGGTTGCATCGGGCGACATATTGCGGCGCAGCTTTCCTTGAAGCCAAACCCGCAAGATGCCATCGGCTTGCCGGCGCCGTAACAGCCACAGCGCGTCAGCCGAGTAAGTGTAATAGTAACCCGATGGACTCGCCGACATGCCCTTGCCACCGACGGAATGCTCGACCGCTCGGATGTCGCTTGAATCGATCAATAGCCCGGGCACCGGGAACGTCCCTTCGGTGTCTGGAATATCCTCCCCGAAAGAGTGCGAGGTGACCTGGAGATCTTCGAGTTTCGGACCGATCAGCTGGCCCTTTTCCGGGAACAACAGCCCGCCAACGATGCCGCCGAGCAGGCCGCCGATCGCGCCGCCGATCGGACCGCCGAAGTATGATCCGGCCATCGTAAACATAGACTTGATCATCATCTGGGCGGCAAAGACCGAGTCGGGGAAGATGAGCAAGCCGGCGACCGCGCCCAAGGTGATGTAGATTATTTGGCTTTTGGTTCTCACTCTAACCCTCGAAACTTGTAATAGCGCCGGATGCGAGTCTTGATCCGGTCATCGAGCCTCTGTTCGACCACTTTCCCGGCGCGGCCCGCGCCCCTGGCGACGTTGCTGTGGGCGTGGATCAGCGTGCCGCAATCGGTGAGAATGCCGACATGGCGCGGCTGCCCGCCGAGGTCGGGATCGGCCATCCACGGCACGTCACCCGGTAGCTCGGCGCCATGGGGCACCCGGTCCATGTGCTCGTCGAGCCCTTTTTCCATCGCGCTCGGCACCGGTAACGGCCCGTAGCCCGCGAAGTCCCACTCTGGCGCGATCAATTTCATTTCCTTCGCGACGCCGACGACCAGCCCGATGCAATCCACCCAGCGACCCTTCTCCCTCCCCTGGTGCCGAAAGGGTGTGTCGAGCCAGGTCCGCGCGGCCTCGATTACTTCACCGCGCGTAGCCATGGGCGGACCTCGTAGGGTTGCACGGTCAAGTCTGGCTCGCGCTCCGTGTCACCTTCAATCAGGGTAAGCCCGTTGAGTATGTAAGCCTGGGCCTTGTCCCCGTAGGTGTCCGGATCGTCCCACCCTATGCGCGCGGTCCCGCGCAAGCGCATGGGTGGGCCGTTGAGCCGATGGCCGACTAGGTCGAAGTCCGGTTGTTCATAGAAATGCATTCCGGCATGTCCGGCGCCGCCGACGCATTGCGCGTAAAACGGCGCCAGGATACCACTTTGCGTCACGGCGATTTTAGCTTCACAGCGCATGGTTACACCGGTTGATCAGGGAAGCGGATTGCGCGGTGAACGCCAGGCAAATAAGGCTCACCGCGGAAGTTGTGGACGTTGTCAAATTTGTCGATGCAAGTTTCAACGCGCTTGTCGCAGCCGACCTCGACTATGTAGCTCTGCCCGACGCTGATGTCCCGATAGGTGGAGTCGCGCAGCGTGAACCCGGCCGGCCTCCACTGAATGCTTCCATCCGGGGTGTTGTTCGATATGGGCTCGGTCACGGTGACCCGGGTACGGTTCGGACCCGCTTCGTAGAGCACCGCGGTGACGGTGTATTCACCGTCTTTGGCGGTCGACCCAAACAGGGTAATGATGTCGCCAATCTGAAAGTTTGCCGTTTGATCGCCGGTCACATAGAAGTAACCGCTAACGGTGTCAACCAGTGTGATTGGATAAGACGCGCGCAAGTAACTCTTGACCTCGCTAGAAAATCCCGCGTTCGGCCCGTCAAGAAACGTCAAGAGCCCATGCGTAAACCAGCCTGTTGGCTCGACGCGGTTGTAGTCGGCGAACTGGCGGCGATCTGTAACCGATGTAATGGTGCCGGGTTTGACTAGCGCTTGGCGCGCTTCCCATGTCACGCCGCCGTCGGACACCGTCCCGCCCAGGACCGTCGGCCAGGTCGGTTCGGTGAGGCCGGTTTGCCCCGCGGTGAGCGCCACATAATAGAAACCGTTATAGGTCGAGGGTTTGACGATCATGCCGACGTTGGCATCAAAGGGAATACCCGCGGCGTGTTGCTGGAGCGGCTGCCAGCCGACTGGATCGAGTCGCACCTTGCAGCCATAGCGGTCGTTCCACGTATCCTGGATCCGCGTTCCCAGCTCTGCCCTGCACGTGACCGAGCAGCGCGGCCCCTGTTCTTGAGTGAGCAACGATTTTAAGCCGAGACCTTCAGCCATGAACGCTTGATCGCCCCAGCGGATGTCGCCCAGGCGTCCATAGAGCAGGACGTTTCGACCCTGCGCGAGATTCTGATAATTGACTTCGAAGTGCTCGTACTCGGCGCCGCTGTAGAGTCCCTCCTCGATGTCCTGGGCGACGATCTGATCGCTGTCGAGTAGGGCCTGGACCTCGCGGCTTGAGACACTGAAATCCGATGTCGCGGCCGCCGCCGTGGGCACCGACCCTGTCCGCGCATGGAGTCTAATATTGTTCCAGATTAAATCTCTCTCAAACGACGTGAACCCCAGGCACCGCCGCGCCTCCCCATAGCTCGTGCCTACGAGGTAGGGACTATAGGCCGTTGTGTCGACGTTGATTTCAAACTCCGTCGGTGACAGTACCGTGACTTGAAAATACAGCTCGCTGACGTTGCCGACAAAGTTGACCTGGGTCATGCCCTCGATTTTGACAAATTTCACCACGTCGCCGGTCTTCAACCGATGCTGCCAGAGAGTCGTCACCACGCCAGGGTTTGCGTTTGTGATGTTGACCACCCTCGGCTGACGCGCCGCCAGCGAGAGGATTGTGCAAAACGCGATGGTCTGCACTTGGCCTTGATAGTGGGCGAGCAGTCCGGCCGGGATCGTCTTCACGGGACCAGCCTCACTTCCTCGACCTGGATGCTAACCTCGCCGGCCTGCCACGCGATGAAACTTGGGTCGAAGTCGTCCGAGGCGAAGCGGACCGGGTGATAATACTCGAACCCGGCGCGCACAACGTCACTGCCGGCCAAGCCTGGAGAGCGGGTGATAACCCCGGTGGTCGCGTTCATAGTCCAACCGGAAAACTCCTCTACGCCGTTTACCGAGACCTTGAGCGTCCCGGCTTTGGGTTTGTAGATGGTCTTTACCAGCGACCCGCCGCCGACGGTGTAGGTCTTAATCAGCTGGAATTGAGTCTGCCCAGCGGTCGCGGTGGCAATCACCTGATCATTTGCCGAGGTGCTAACAGTTTTCTGATCGCCGTGCGCGCTTTTGTAATCGAGCCAGTTCTTGAACAGGAACATATGACCCTGCCCGCGGACTACTAGAAACAGCTCGTAGAGATCATAAATTTTGCCGATCTCGCGCGCGCCATAGCCCACGTCCCAACCGTATATTGGCGTGTCGCGGCGAATGTCCGCGGTGTGCCATCCGCTCGGCACTTTTACGATGCCGGTTAAAAAGCGCGGTCCGCCAGGGCTGGCGAAGCTGATGTCTGTCGGGAAGACGATGTCATCGTAAAAAGCCATCGCTTAATCAATTCTCCTGAAAGTATCGCGGACCTGGCTCTGAATCTCCCGCCTGCTGCGCGCGAAGCTGCCGGCGTCGTTGGCATAAACATTGACGACAACCGCCCTGTCTTTTCCTCCCGTCCAACCCTTTGCGTTATCCGGCATGCGGCCGGTCGCGTTGATGTAATCGAGCGCGGGCTTGCCCATCATACCGGTAGCGCGGTCATTGACGACATACTCTCCGTCTTTCAGCACAGCATTAACCTCGCCGCCGACGTGGTAACGCGGCAGCCGGCGGCGGAATGTCGCGTGCTCTCCACCTGGGGTCACTAGACCTCCACCGTGGTAGCCCATTCCAGTGACCAGCCCGCCCCCTTCGGAATAGGCCCCGGCGTCGGTGGCGCCCCCGCTCGAACTGAACAGCATTTCCATTCCGCCCATGTCCCCGCCACCGCCTTGCGAACTAGCAGCAGCGGCAGCGGCTTGGATGGCGGCAATCGCGGCCGCTTGCAGGGCCTGTATGCTCGTCTGTGCTGTCGCCCCGGTCGTCTGAATTGCGGCGGTCGCCGTCGACTCCAGCGCGTTAATGCCGCCACTTGCCGTCGATTGCGTCGATTGAATAGCGCTCTGGCCGGTCGTAGCGGTTGCTTGAATTGCGGTAACCGCGGCTGCTTCTGTTCCACTCTTCCCGCCTTCTCCTAGTGTGACCGATGCGGCGTCGCGCATCTCCTGGCCGCGCTCTGCGTCGAGCCGGTCCGCTGCGGTGGTGCCCGGTAATTGGCGGCTCGGCTGGGGGGTCTTGCCGAGGCCGAGCATGTCGAGCAGAGATCCTAGCCCGCCCGCGATGCCGGCCCCCTGCTTGCCGAAGTCCGGACCAAGAATCATATCCTTGAGTCCGAGCGTGATTTGATCGGCCAATAGTTTGTTGATGATGCCGAGAACTTTTTTGCCCCAGTCTTCCCAGCTGGTGATGTTGCCGTTGAGAAAATCCTCGATGCCGTCGCTAACCGCGCCGAACCCGCGCTCGATGGCCGTTCGCATGAACTCCGTTGTTTCTTCGGTCTTGTCTTTGATGTCGTCGTAGGTCGTAATCCATGCGTCGGCGGTGGCCTGGGCGGCCTGCGCATTAACGTCGGCAACGTCCTGGCCGGCGGCGATTGCCGCATCGCGCCACTCTCTGATAACCTTGACGCGCTCCTCAAATTCCCGGTTAGCCCGGGCAACATCCTGCTGATCCTTGGGCAGAATGTCGATCGCCATCTGTTTTTGGAGATCCTGAAAGGCGGGCTCGATCTTAGCCAATGCTTCAGCCGCCGCCTTGGCGCTCTCCTCAATGGCGCGGCCCCACTCCTGGCTATCTTGATCAAATGCCTTGCCGAGCGCGTCGAGCTTGGCGAGCTCATGCTGCATGCGCTTGAGCTCGTCAGTGCCGGCGATGATCCGTTCCTTGAGCGATTTGAAAAACTCTTCGATGCCCTTGGGGATCGGCAGTTGTTTTTCGCGCAGCTTTTCTTTGAAATCCTCAAACTGTTTGTCGAGGCTCGCGCCAAGGGCGAAATCAGTGCCGAATCGGAGCTCGATCTTTTTGCTTTCAATCGTGGCGAGCTGCTTTTCGAGGCTGTCAAGGAAAGAGTCGGCGAGATTTTCAACGTCTTTTTTTGCACCCTTGGCGCCGTCGCTGATGCCTTTGAAAACAGCGGTGGGCTTGGTGACGTTGACTTTATTTAACCGATCGAACTCCTCGCGCAGATCGAGCACACCGTCGCGCGCCTGGCGCAACGCCTGAGGATTGATGCCGAAGCCGGGCTTTTCTCCCGCCGCGATAATTTCCTTGGATGTCATGCCCTCAACACGGCCCTCGGGAATACCGCTGAGTTGGGCGAACTTCTTGGTAGCATCGGCGAGCTGCGCTGCCACTTTGGGCGCATCGCGCAGGGCGCCGAAAAATCGCAGGATACCGGCGACGCCCTCGGCGCCGAGCAGCAGCGCTTGATTCTTGAGTCTGGTCAGCGCGTCGCCGATATCGTCGAGTGCCTTTACGTCCGCCGCGGTAAGGCCAGAGCGCTTGACTTCGTCAAAGCGACCGGCCAGCGCAGCCAGGGCCGGGCCCAGCTCCTTGGCCGATTTGCCGAGCAATGTGAACATCACAGTGTTGCGCTCGACCGGGTTCTCGATCTTGGCCAGGGCGTCGGTTACTTGTTTGATGAAATCGTCAACCGAGATATTGCGCAGCTCCTCGAAGTTCAAGCCCAAGCGTTTGATCGCCAGCGCCGCCGGGTCGGTTGCTTTGTCGATGTTGCCGAGATTTTTCTGAAGGTTGAAAACACCATTGGCGAAAGTGTCGACTGACGTGCCGGACTCCTCCAATGTCGACTTGAATCCGGAGAGAAACTCAACCGATATGTCCGTCCGCTCGTGCAGATTTTGCAGACTGTCGGCCAAGGCGAAGATCTTGGAAGTGAACCCCGTCAGTGCGCCGACGCTTAGAACCGCGCCTAAATTACCCAAGGCGGAGGTCGCCAGATTTTTGATATTGCCGAAGGACGATGCGAAGTTGTTCTCCAACGTCTTCAGATCCGACTGGATCTTCGTCAGCGACGCTTCGATTATGACTGTTTGTTTGATGTCGTCAGCCATGAGATTCGACCATCTCCGATTTGCTAACCTTGCGACGTCCGGCAGCCGGGGCGTCGGGGTGTTCTTTGCGGAACGCGGCGGCCATGCCGGTAAAGTAGAGATCTACCGCTGCGCTGTCATCCACCGGCTCGCGCTTGTCGGCAATCCATGGAAAGATGTCGCCCGCTGTGAATGGCTGGGGGCGGCGCTTTGAATCGCGCCATACGTTCAAGGTCATTGCGGCAACGGTCCCGGCGCGCTCATAGCGGCGCTTCTCCTGCTCACGGCGCCGATCTTCCAAGGCCCCCAATTCCAACCAGGTCAAAGACCAGAACCGATCATCGGTCAGCCCTAGCTCGACTACTGCAAAGCTCCAGTGTTGTAGCCAGGGCGTTGGGCCAAAGGGTGGCTATCCTCCACTGGTGGGGCCCCGTCATCGGTCGATGTATTTTTTCGTTTGCTATGGGAAGCGTAGGCGTCCCAAATTATGGTCATCATCTGACCATGGGTGAGCGGCGAGGCCTCGATAAGCGCAGGCATATTGTCAACCGATAGCGCCTTGTCTTCCCAGCGCAGGCCGGCCCAAAGCAGTGTCATGACTAAGTCCAGAGCGAAGCCGCCGGTTCCGGCGACCTGCGCCGAAGCGGATGAAATAATCAGATACTCGATGTTGACGTACTCTGCGGGCCGAACGCCGCGCCTGCGATTGATCTCGCGCTCTGCTAACATCAGCGCTTCGAGATTGAATCGCAGGCGCCGCGGCCTGTCGAGTTCTATTGCGACGGGTTCAGGTAGCACGGCACCCTCCATTTACGGACGCTTAGGAAATCTCTATCATCACCGGCAAACCGGTCACTTTCAAAGACCAGTTCAAAAACACCGGGGCGCTGAAGTCGAGCGGGACATCGAACTTGGCGACTCGCGCTTCGTACTCCCAACCATCGATAGTGTTTGATAACACCGTGCGCCAGAACAGCTTAGTTTGATCGATGAAATCCTGGTAAAGCTGCTTATGGATTGCGATGTCGGGATGATAGACGAGGACACACGCCGCTTCATCGCCGGTTTTGATCGTCGGGATGTTTTCCTCGAAGCTGCCGGGGCTGTCGTGGTTGGTCGCGTCGGCATAAGTCTGAGTCGCCGACGGTGACGGGATGATCCGGCATTGCGGTATCGCAACATAAAGCAGACTGATCGGGTCCCTCCGGTAGAGTTGCGCGCCTTTACCGGGTAAAATTTGGCTTGCTGGCATGGTTGTCCTCCTTGGCTACGAATCGAAATTGATCGAACTCGGCTCTTTCTCTTCCGTCGAATAAGTGATCAGAAAATTTACATCCGCGCCCGCGCGCGGGTAGTGCTCATCCAGAAACAGCCACTTAATGCCGACCTTGACAGTATCCATGGCGAGACCGCCGCGGGTGTGGTCGGACAGGAGGGCGCGGTGCACGTCGCCGATGATCTCCCCGAGCATTTTGCGCGGGCCACCCAAACATTCCTCTTCTACGACCACGCGCACGGCGACGCGGAGTTTTTCAAGGTAAATATCGTCTGGCAAATTCTCGGTGATTTCTTCATCTGGAATCACACCGGCCGCGGGGCGCTGCACCTTGTAGAGTTCGTAAGTGCCGCTGGCCACAGTGGACAGCGATGTCACGGCCTGCAAGGCGGCGTCGATGTTGTCGAGAATCTGATTTTGAATCGTGTCGGCCATGGATCTATAGGACTCCGGGGTTACCCTGTGACGAACTTGAACGCGCGCGCGATCTCTTGCGGCACGCGCTCTTTGAGATAGGCGCGGATTTTGTCGGTGATCCGTTTCCGCGAGAAGACCAGCGCCACCGATGGACCCTCGAGCTCGTTGATTCTTTGTCCCTTTTTACCCGCCGATTTTCCCCTGGTGAGAATGATTCTTGGACCGAAACGCTTAAACACACCGCGATGCCCGCTTTCGAGCACAGCGATGAAAGACCCGGGAATCAGCTTGCGCTGGGCGCCGTAACGCACGCCGCCAGGCGGTCGGCGCTTGGTCACCGTGCGCGGCGTCGGATTCATTTCATAGATGGGAATGCGCTCGCGCTTTGACGAAAACGCCGTCAAACGCGCTTCCGGCTTGTCTGTGGTCGCCTTTGTCACGGTGATATTTTTACGGATGGTCTTCTGTGCGCTGGCGCCAATGTCGGCCTGCACCTCGCGCACCGATAACGT